AACGATGCTAAAGAAAAGGTGAATATCAGTAACAATATTGGAACAATAAATTATGACACTGGTGCTGTATTAATTATTGGATTATCACCAACTGCTGTTTCTGATTTAGAATTAAAAGTTTCTGTTGTTCCTGAGAGACTTGATGTTGTCCCAGTAAGGGAACAAATATTATTAATGGAATCAGGTGATGCTAATATTACAACTATTGGCGAGAACACCTAATGTCTGTATCGAATAAGATATCCACACTTGTAAAGAATCAATTCCCTGACTTCTACAAGGAAGACGGTGAAAACTTCTTAGCATTCATAGAAGCATATTATGAATATATGGAGCAGTCTGGTAAACTAACTGATGGTATCCAAAACCTACAAGATTATAGGGATATTGACAGAACGTTAGATGAGTATATTGAATATTTTAGAAAGGACTTATTACCATCTATCCCTGCAAGTACTGTTGCTGATAAAAGGTTATTAGCAAAAGCAATTAAGTTCTTCAACCAATCTAGAGGAACACTTGCTTCTTATAAGTTATTATTCCGTTCAATCTATAATGAAGATGTAGAGTTAAGTTATCCTGCTGACCAGATACTTAAAGTATCTGATGGTGATTATAGAATTGACAGATACCTTATATCTAGTTATGATGATAAGACATACAAATTTATTGGTAAGACTATTAAAGGAACAAGCTCTGGTGCTGAAGCATTGGTCGAGGATGTTGTACGTAGGATTATTAATGGCAGGGATATTATGCAAATCCTTGTATCAAATATTAAAGGTACGTTTAACAATCTAGAACCTATAAAATTATTATCATCTATTGCTGGTGGTGGTCATGCACCTATTGTTGAAGCAGGAATTAGTACTGCAACAATCGCATCTCCAGGTGGCGAGTATGCTGCTGGTGATATTATTAAATTAATTTCTAGTGATGTCGGCGACTTCGGTAAAGTAGTTGTTACTGACACAAAAGATTTGGGCGGAACACTTACATTCTCCCTAATTGATGGTGGATCTGGTTACACTCCATCAACTCAACCTGGAGGTTCAGTAATTACAGTATTGGGTGGTGATGGATCTTCTCCTGCCAGTTTCCAAGTTAGTGGTAGTGATATTGGTGATACTTTTGCTGTTACATTAAATACTAACTTCGTAGTCAGTAATAACATATTTGGGTCACTTGCTCCAATAGTAGCAGGTTATGGATTAACATCTACTTTTGCAAACACACCATTAAGTAGTCCAGACTTCGGATTTCCTGAGATCGGAGAAGAAGTAACTCAAACAAATTATAGAGATAATAGAAATGCTATATTTAATATAGCAAATACTCAAACTATTAAAGTTGGCGACTCATTATATTCTGCTAACAACTCAGCAAACGCAACCGTATTAAGTGTTGTGAGTACGGCAGCAGGTAATACAGCAGTTCGTGTTGATGGTTATAAAAACTTTACAACTGGTCATACTATCCGTTCACGTTATGCTAACTCATCTGGTAATACGGTAGGAACTTCTATTTCATTCCAAAGTAATACAGTTGGTTATCACGTTTTACAAATGGGTAATAATGCAGGTACAACTGTTTCTGAGGGTGATGAATTAGTTGGGGCAGTATCTGGAACATTTGGTGTTGTTAAGAATGTTGTGGCCATTGCGAATGGATATACTGCTGGTGTTGGTGGTGCTGATGATAGAACGTTATTACATCTTGTCGTAACAGCAAATACAACTGCGAATTTATCTAGTCAATTTGATAATGGACCATTAAAACCTTTTGTTCAAAACGAAGGATTGAGAGTAGTTGGTTCAGTAACAAATATTGGAAATACAGCAAATGATACTGCCAATACATCAATTGAAAATATCCACACTAAGTTAAGTGACTCATTCTTATTCTCAGCAGAAACTATTGGTTCAATTGATAAAATATCATTAGTCATCGGTGGTGCTGGTTATTCTATGGCACCCTACGTGAAAGTTAAAGAAAATGATATTGCGTCATTAGGTATTGGAGAAGCATACATCACAGTACAAAGTAATAATATCAATTGGGGAACTGGCAATTCGAGTTTCACTAAACTAGACACCAATGATAAAATTGTACAATCGACTACTGGTGCGACTGGTCATATTAAATCGGGTCATGCTCCAAATCAAAACATTAAAGTCACATCACATGCTAATGGTATTTATGAAATGACTGTCAGGGTATGGCAAGATATGTTACAAAGAACTCCAGGTGGAATTTCCTTTGCTAACAATTCAACTGTCAGTTTAAAATCTTACAACTCATCATTCACTCCTGGACTAGAGGCAGATACTAGGCCTGTTATTGACACTGGTACTGCTAAAATAGTATTAGTTAAAGATGAAGGAGTTCTTGGTGATAATTCTATATTCAAATCTGGCGTGGGTGCGAATGGTACGATTACTGGATTGAAAGTTATAGATTCTGGTTATGCTTATAAAGATGCAGAACGTGTTACAATGGCAGCAACTACAAGACATCTTGCTACAAGTGCTGAAGTAATACTTGGGTTAGGTGGCGTTGCTAATTCTGAAGGATATTATGCTACTACAAGAAGTCATATTTCTTCTTCTCGTGGATATATACAAGATAGTAAATACTATCAAGAATATTCATATGAGATAATCTCAGCAATTTCCCTTGATAGATACAAGGATTATGCATTAAAACTTGTTCATCCTGCTGGTCAAGCATTGTTTGGTAAATTCCGTTTACAAAGTAATGCTTTTGTTAATATTACTGCGACTACCCAAAACAAGAAACGTTCTCAATCCAATGGTACAATTAGTATAAATAATGGAAGTTACACTATAACTGGTGTTGGGACTTCATTCTTATCAGAATTTGCTAATAATGATACAATTGTGGTTGAATATTTACCAAAATCGTTCTATTCAATCCCACTAAATATAGTATCGAGTAATACTTCTGCTAACGTGAAAATAGCATGGGCAAATACTAATTTGTCAAGTGCCAATACATACTATATAACTGGAAACATTTAATGCCAACTTATACATACGCAACGAAAGAACTATCAATTAATAATGCTAAGGCATTCGTGCACTCATTGAATTCTGAAGAAGATGGCAGAAACACAAAGAAGTCTACAATCCTTTATTGCGTTCTTGGTAGATCTAATGCTTGGACATCAGATCCAACTCCAGATAGTGTTCAAGATAAAGACCAATATTTAAGATATAGTATTCATAGAGAATTTATTGGTGCTAAAAAAATCTTTAATTCCGGATGTAGTCATATTGCTACTAGATATGACTGGACTTCTGGTACTGTATATTCTATGTATAGAGATACAGATGAAGATGTCTATGAACGTGCTACTTGGGTGATGACAGATGAATATAATGTGTATAAGTGTTTATACAATAACAAAGGTGCTGCATCTACAATTAAACCTAGTGGATTCTCGACATTACAATTCACAACTTCAGATGGTTATACTTGGAAATACATATATTCAATATCATTAGGTGAAGCAGATAAATTCTTAACACCATCACATATGCCAGTTAAAACTATTTCTGCTGGTGATGGTTCAACTGAATCAGACAGACAACTAGCAGTACAGAATGCTGCAGTAAATGGTTCAATTCAAATTATTGAAACTGTAAATGTTGGTTCTGGTTATATTATGGTTGCTAATGGTGTGGTTGAAGCAGGTGGCTCAACCACGTTGAAACTTTCTGCTGCTGGAGCAAATCCTCCATCCCCGATTGATAATTTCTATAATGGAACAAGTGTATATGTTTTATCAGGCACAGGTGCTGGTCAACTAAGACGTGTTATTGATTATGCAGGTTCAACTAAAACTTTAACAGTTAATACTGCATTCTCTACAACTTGTAATACAGATTCTAGAGTAATAATTTCACCAACTGTAACCTTTATTGGTGATGGTAAAGGTGCTAAAGCGTATTCAAGAGTGAATACAGCCACTGGTTCAATTTCTAATGTGTCTGTGATCTCTGTTGGTAGTAATTATACAAGAGCATCAGTTTTAATCACAGCAAACGCTATCCATGGTTCAGGTGCTACTGCTAATGCAGTTATTTCTCCAATTGGTGGACATGGTTCAGATCCTATTCGTGAATTGGGTGGTGATAGATTAATGTTAAATATTAAATTTTCTAATGAAGATGGATTATCTGCTAACGGTAATGGTTATATTCCAAGCAATACTGAATTCAGAACTATTAGTATTTTAAAAGACCCAAAACTCAAAGTTGATGCTAATAATAATACCACACTAATTGAGAATATTGCTAATACATCTAATAGTCCAACAATGTTGAGACTAACTACAAGATTAAAAATATCTTATAATCAGATGGATGGTTCTAATCCAAAGAATGCTTTATCTGTCGGTAATATTATCACAAATGAAAGAAATAGATTACGTGCTGTGTCAGGAGATTTAGAATTCGTGACAGAATTAGGTCCTGTTGCGAGAACTGCTTCTTCTTTATCAAATGCAGTTAAGTCAGCAAATGCTAATATTGTATATTTAAGAGAAGATGAAACTGAGTCAGATCCATCATTCTATACAGCATATTTAAATGATGTTGATAGTTACAGTAGTTATGCAGCATTTACGAAAGATGATATTATTTTAAAGAGTACAAGTGACACCCAAATTGCTACTGTTGAGGCAATCAAAGGTCCAGAAGCAAATACATATTCTGGCGAAATATTATTCACAGAAAACGTACAACCAGTAACAAGAGATCCAGAACAAATAGAAGATATAAAAATTATCTTAGACTTTTAATAGGTAAAATAAAATGGCAATTGAAACAAATTTAAACCAATCCCCATACTTCGACGACTTCGACGAGAATAAGAATTTTCATAGAGTTCTTTTCCGTCCAGGTTATTCTGTTCAAGCAAGGGAATTAACTCAACTACAATCTATTCTTCAAAACCAAGTAGAACGTTTTGCTAATGAAATTGTTGTAGACGGAACAGTTATTACTGGTGTTGGTGTTTCAACTAACACACTTGAATATGTTAAGTTGAGAGATAAGGATGCTAACAACCGTGTGTTATTGTTAGGAGATTTCTTTACTGGAAGTGCTATTGCTAATGTTGTTGTTACTGGTACTTCATCAGGTATGACTGCTAAGTTAGTAGATGCTAAAGAGGGTTCTGAGGCTGCTGCGCCAAACTATCTATCATTATTCGTAAACTATACAAACTCAGGTTCTAATAATACAACTAAAACTTTTACTGATGATGAAACATTAATTTTAAGACATTCTGGTAACAGCACATTTGTTGTTGCTGCTAACTCAATCTCTACAAGTTCAACTGGTTTAGGTTTTAGAGCAACTGTTTCTGATGGTGTTGTTTACCATAAAGGTAACTTTATTAATGTATTACCTCAAAGTGTTGTTGTTGAAAAATATTCTACAACTCCTAATAAGAAGATTGGATTTGAAACAAAAGAGTCTATTGTGGATTCTAATATTGATTCTTCGTTACTAGACAACTCAACTGGTTCTACTAACTTTGCTGCTCCAGGTGCGAATCGTTTGAAATTGACACCTACACTTGCAGTAAGAAGTTTATCTGCTGCGAATACAACTACATTCTTCAGTATTGCTGAAGTAGAAAATGGCCAGATCTCACAAAGATTTACCGATACAACTTATTCTGATATAGGAAGTTATATTAGTGAAAGGGCATATGAAACAAATGGTAACTTTGCTATCGAACCATTCAACCTACGTGTTAGAGAACACTTAAAGAATACAAACAACCTTGGTCGTTATGGGTCTGGTGATGGTGGTGATGTCAATAAACTTGTTTGTGAAGTTGAAAGAGGAATTGGTTATGTAAGTGGTAAAAGAATTTCTATTGAATCTTCTTTATTTAGAAATGTAGATAAAGCATCTGATTGGGATACTAAAGATGGTCGTACTATTGGTCAGGCATTTGGTAACTACATTTATGCTAAAGAAGTTGTTGGTACATGGGACTTTCAAGGTTTAAGGCAAGTTGCTTTACACGATTCTAAACAACGTGGTGTTTCAGGTAAGAATTTAGGTACTCAAGGCGCTAGTGGTTCATCTATTGGTACTGCACGTGTTCGTGGATTCCAATGGCATTCTGGTACTCCAGGAACTGTAGACGGTCAATTCAGAATTTACTTATTCGATGTTAAAATGGATTCTGGTAAGTCATTCTCAGATGTAAGAGGTATTTACGAGAACAATGGTGGTTCTTTAAATTCAATGTGTGATATTGTTCTTGAAACAAATGGATCTGCTAAATTACAAGAAGCAGGATTAAACACATTAGTATTCCCTTTCACGCAAAAGGGTACTAAGACTCTTAAAGATTCTTCTGGCAATATTGATACACAATTTGTTTACAGAACTGAAAAGACAGTAAGTTTTGCAACTGATGGAACTGCTACTGTTGCAGCGAACTCTGCTCATGCTGGTGGTACAGAAGTTAATAATGACACAGGTTCACCTCTAACAAATACTGATGAAAGAAACGTTTTAGTTGTTTCTAAATCAGCAGTAGCAACAGATAATCATACTGGACAAGTATCATCATTTACTGGCACTAGCGTTACAGGTTCTGGTTCATTGTTCACAACCCAATATCAAGTTGGCGACTTTATTACTATTGCTGATGGTTCAAATACAGTAACTGAAATTGTCTCATCTATTACAAATGATACTCAGTTACAAGTTGCTAATACATTTGCTTACACTAGAGGTGGAGTTGCTCTTGCTCATAAGACGTCATTCCCTTCAGGTTATATCTTCGACTTAACGTCAAATGGTAGTATTACATCAACTTCAACTCAACATCAAATCGATTTGGGTCAAGCAAACCTTTCGTCTACATTTACTGCTTCTGTTTACTTTAATAGATTAAGAAGTGATGCAGTACAAACTGCTAAGACTGTATTGAAAGATAAGTATATTCATATTAATACTAGCACTAATGCTGCGACAAATAAAGGTCCATGGTCATTAGGTGTTTCTGATGCATACAAATTAGTTGCTGTTTATAAGGGTTCTACTACTGGTGTTACAAATTCAGATACAGACATAACTTCTCACTTTGAATTAGATGATGGTCAGAAAGATGCTTTCTATGACGTATCATACCTTAAACAAAAGGCAACAAGTTCACTTGATTTATCAAGTTCAGGTTTAATGGTTAAGTTTAGTTACTTCGGAAGAAACGTTTCTTCTGGTATTGGTTACTTATCTGTAGACTCTTATCCTATTGATGATGTCATTGCAGCAAATACAACTGCTATTACTACTCAAGAGATCCCACTATTCACTTCTCCTACGACTGGTAAGAAATATGACTTAAGAGATTCTGTAGACTTCAGACCTGTTAAAACAAATTCAATAACACCATCTGCTACTGGTACTGTTGCATCTGCTCCGACTAATCCTGCGATATCAAGCACGTTTAGTATTGGTTCGACTGGTGCTCATATGCCGACTCCTGATGAAAACTTCCAGGCAGACATTCAATACTACTTGCCTAGAAAGGATAGAGTTGTATTAACTAAAGAGGGTAAAGTAGAAGTCACTAAAGGTGTTCCTTCTCTAACTCCAAGAACCCCTGATGAGTTAGCAGGTGCGATGACACTTTCAATATTGAAAGTTCCAGTATTCCCATCATTATCTCCATATGTTGCTAAGCAATATAACAGAAACGATTACCAAGTGATTATGGATCTAGAAAACAATCGTAGATATACAATGAAAGATTTACGTTCTGTTGAGCAACGTGTTAAGAATCTAGAATACTACTCATCACTTAATTCTTTAGAATCATCTGCTAAGAATAAACAAATCTTTGGTAGCACTGGTTTAGATAGATTTAAGAATGGTTTCTTAGTTGATAACTTTGACGGACATAATATTGCTGATACAAGTAAGGTTGGATATCGTGCTGCTATTGATAGAAACAAATCTGAATTAAGACCTACGTTTAATAGAACTGATGTGAGTTTCTCTAAAGACCTTACATTAACATCTTCAAATGTAACTAAGACTGGTGATTTAATTACACTTGCTTATACTAATACTGAATTACATGGTCAACCATATGCAAGTAAGTTAAGAAACCCAGTACAAGAATTATCATTTAATTGGAAAGGTGAAGTTACACTTAATCCTTCTGCTGATAATACTGGTGATACAACTACTTTACCTGATATCCAAATGGACTTTAATGGTATGTATGATGCAATTGAACAGATTGCAGATAGAACTGGTGTGACTGGAATTGATTGGGGAAATTGGAATACTTCTTCAACTTCTTCTTCAACTGCAGATACTGGAACTTGGGGTGGTACTTGGAGTGGTGGTAATATTCAAACTACTACTACGCAAGAAGAGCAAATTAGGAATGGTATTCAAACAACAATGAGTCCATCGACAGAAACTTTCTCTATCGGTAACTTTGTAGAAAATGTTGCTGTTCGTGATTATATCCGTGCTAGAATGATTCAGTTTACTGGTGCTAGATTAAAACCTAATACACGTGTTTGGCCATACTTTGATGACGAAGCAGTCACCTCATATTGTACACCTGCTAATTCATCATTTGCTAATACTGCCTCAGAAGGTTCTAGTCTAACGACTGATGCCTCTGGTAATGTTTATGGTGTGTTCCGTATCCCTAACGATGATGCATTAAAATTCCGTGTTGGTACTAGACGTTTTGAATTGAAAGATATTTCTAACACTACTACTCAAGCAGACTTATTATCTACTTCTGCTCATGGCGATTATACAAGTATCGGTTTAGATATCACTCAACGTGGTTCTAACATCAATATGAAAGTTCCGCAACTTTCTGATAATAATGTAACTGATGATAGAACTTTAACTTCTGTTTCTTCTCAAAATATAACTACTTGGAGAAGAAGTCCTCCTTCGTCAGATCCTCTATCACAAACGTTTACTATTATTGCTGGCGAGTCTGATGGCACATTTATTACTAAACTCGATTTATACTTTGGTAAGAAGTCTGGCACTTATCCTATCACTGTACAAATTAGAGAAGTTGAAAATGGTTTCCCTACTACAACGATTGTTCCTTATGGT